GCGGCCGACACCGGTAAACGGGTGCAGCCGGTCCTCGTCGATCGACAGATTGCGCACCACCACAAGGCCGATCACTTCGCCCAGATAGTTTGAGCCAAGCCGGATGAAGGGCACCGCGTCCTGCGCCTCGTGATGGCGGATCAGCCAGGCGACGGCATCCATGCCGCCAATCACCTGCGGATAGGTGATTGCCTCTACGGTGGTGACCTTCTCGCCCATGCCAGTGCGCTGGTAATCCATGCCCTTGAACGTGGCCTTGCCAGGCACGCGGCTTTCCGATGCCCGGCCAAAACCCTGCGGGTTGAGGTCGATGACTTTGAGCTGGGCGTTGCCGATCGATGCAAGCGATGTCGTGCTCATGCATAGGCTCCGGTGTCATAGAGCGCGCCGGCACGTGCCTGCCGGATCGCTCGGTCCTGACGTCTATTAGCCGCTGCTGCCACGCGCTCGGGATTGCCTGCGCCTGAGATGGTTTAATGGATCGCAACATTGGTTCCACTTGACCGGCCAGTGCCACGCGACGGTTCGATCAGGCGCGGAGAGATTGTCGGCGTGTCGGTGAACGAGAACGCCGCCTTGATGGCTTGGGCCTTCTGTCGGGCAATGCCTGCGGCTTCGTCACCCCCGATCGAGATTTTCTTCTTGTAATCCTGCATCGACTTTTCGGCTTCGGGGCCGAATGAACCCGAAAGCCCGGATTTGGTCTTGTCCATGAGCGGATCAGGTCGCGGAACAGGGATCGGGATCCCGCCTTTTCGGCGGTTGGGATCGACGCCAAGCTCATTGAGTTGAGGCCCGCTATCGGATGCGGTTGCCTCGGGGCGCAGTTTTTCAAGCCAGACCGTCAGGCGGCTGATTTCGGCCTTAAGATCAGCAATCTGAAACGCTCCACCGGGAACAGCGGTCGGGTCGGCTTTCATCCGTGCTTCGAGGTCGGCCTTCTCGGCTGTGGCCGCTTTGAGACGATCCTCGTATTTGAGGATCGTGTCGTCCTTCTCCTCGCTGGTCCGGATCTTGTCATACTCCTCACTGAGCAGGCGGGAGAAGAAATCCGAGAACGGCTCAACGACCTCACCAAACATAGTGCCGGATTTGCGCCAGGCCTCATTGCGCGCGGCCTCCCGGCGGCGCTCTTTCTCGATCGGCAGGTTCTGGATATTTTGCAGGTCATAGTCGACCACGCCCGTCGCTCCGGCGATGGCTTCTACGAATTGCCGGTACTCTGCGATGTTCGATTTCAGCGCCTCAAGGGCAAGACGTGCATTGGTATCCTGGACAAGGCCGGCGAGGTCGAACTTGTCGCCAAGCCCCTTCTTCTCGATCGTTTCGATCACGACGTCGACCAACGGTCGATTTTCAGTGGAGGCTTGGTTGGCAAGTTGTTTCATGTCCATGCCGTTCTCAGCGAAGTTTTTGATCACTTCGGGTGAGAACAGCTTGTTGAGGATCTCCCGTTGGGCCGTGGCCGCTTCCGAAGAAGTGCCGGTTGCGCGCTTGATAATCTGGGCTTGGGCCACCATCTCCGCCACGGCGTCCAGGCCGGTGCGCCCGGTCGATTTCGTCACCGCCGCAAGCTGCGGAAAGCTGCGCGCCATGTCCTCGGCGGAGAACCCACCGAGCTTGTCACCTTTGACCATCATGTCGAAGGCCTGGGGCAGCTCCTCAACTGTGACGCCCAACTGATTGACCAGCGCCATCGCGGCTTCCGCCCAGGCTTCGGGCGATGTCCCTGTGGCCTTCGAGGTTGCTATCACCGGCTCGATCACGCCTGCGCTGGTCTTGGCGTCCATGCCGCCGCGCGCAAGCACCTCGCGGGCCTGGTTGATCTCACCCTGTTTCACGCCATAGCGGATCGACAGCTTCGCATTGCTGTCCTGCACCTGCTGGCGGAATTCGGGATCGTAGCGCTCCAGCGTGACCCCCAGCCGGGCAATGGTCTCCTCGATCGCATAGGCCTCGTCCTTGAACCGAGAGAGCGCCCGGATCGCGCCATCCAGCGAGGCGAAGGCAAACAATCCGGCAAAGGCGCTGGCCGCAACCCCTCCCAGCCTTTTCAACGGACCATGAAGGCGGCTTGCCGGACCATCCATGCGGTTGGCTGCGTCCCCGAGCTTGCGGATCTGCTCGCGGCTTCTGTCTGTCCTGATTGTGTTGAGCTTGCGGGCCTGATCGTTGAGCCGATCAACATCGGCTTTTGCGCGCCGGGCCTTGTTGCCGACATCGGCAAGATCCCGCTCGAACCTGTCAGTTGAGTTGCCGCCCATCTTCCTGGCGGCCTTGCTAAGATCCTTGAGGTCCTTCTCGGCCTTCTGCGCCTCTCTGGAGAGTTGGTTCTCAAGCCGCAGTCGAAGCGAGACATCCATCGTCATTGGTTCATGCCCTCACTCGCTAGGCCTGAGCAGGCCCCATGTTTCCGCATGCGTTTCCTTCGCTTCCGCGAACCACAGGAGAAGCCGGTCCCAGTAGATGCGCTCAATGTCGATGATCGAGGTCGAGAACACCGCAGACACCCGGCCGGCATAGGATCGCCAGAGGCGCGGATCGCCTACGAAGCGGGTTCCGTCCGGAAGACGCGGGGCAAAAAATCATATGCCGCGTCGGTGACAGCGTCCCCGTCCTCATCCATCAGTCCGCGCAGGACCGGGACCGAGAGCCCGGTCATCCTGGCGTAGAGCACGAAGTTCGAATAACCCTCGGTCAGCACAGTTTCGATCGCCTCCTCGACCTCGGCCGTCAGAAGGCGTCTGACGGTGATCTCGCGGATGATCTCACCAGTCTCGGGATGCTTGAACGGATGCTTGAGCGGGATCACACGCTCATGCGCTGATCCTTCGAACTCAAGCCTGGCCGGCGGCACCGCCGCGCGTGGTGCGGGCTTGGCCTCAGCCTTGTCCGCTGCCGCTCCCATTCTGTTGTCGAGATCATCCCACTTTTCCTCAGGCGGAAGCGGTATGTCGGCGACATCGACCTCCGGTGCGGGATCGGGCCTTTTGGGCGCATCCTTGCTCATGCCGCGATGATCTCGTTGTGGCTCTGGGAGTAGTTGACGCCGTTCATGATCAGGTGATTGTTGAACAGGTCGAACCTATGGATTTCCTTACCGTCGACGATGTCGCGGTATTCGACGATCGAGCCCACCGCATAACCTGACGCATCACCCTTCTTGCCAGTCACTTTGGACTGGGTGACCTTGGTCACCAGGCCCTTGAGGATGACGACGCGGCCCTTGTTAACGCCATTCACGATGTCGCGCAGCCGCTCATAATAGTAGAACGTGGTCCAGTCGCCGGGCTCGCGGCCGAACAGCGAGCGGATGTCCTCGTGGCTGCCATTCAAAGAGAACGGCGCGTCCAGCTCCTCGATCTCGTAGGGAACCGAGAGATTGAAGAAGCCGCCGCCCATCTGCAGCACTTCCTTGGCACGGTTGAGCTCGGGCATGGTGATCTCGGCAAGCCGCAGACGCTGATTGAGCGTGTCGACATACCAGTTTGCGCCCTGAATGATGCGGTCCATGATCGAGCTCCTTATGCCGTGACGCGGATGTTGGGATTGCCGAGCGCGGTCAGCGCCTGGCCGATGCGGCCGGCGAGGATGTCGAAGGCCTCGGGCTGCGGCTCGGTGTAGATCTGCAGATCGGTCAGATCCGGCGTTTCCTCAAAGCGGAGCTTGACCCGTAGGCCGCCGTCGCGCAGCACGGTGCTCGGGTTGAGCTTGCGATCCCAGACCAGCTCGTAATCGATCAGCGCACCGAGAGTGACGCGCTCGGCGCAGGCTTGGGCCACCGAACCGTAGATCAGTGTCGCCAGATGCGGGCCGAGATCCTGGGCGTTGTAGGTGCGCAGCGCGCGCAGAAGCGCCTTTTCGATCGAGCGGCGGGTGCGGATGCGCTTGATCGAGCGATAGGCTTTCACGGTCGGATCGGTCGCCGTCGAATAGGGAGCCCAGAGCAGCTTGTTCTCGATGACGGTGCCGACGCCGTTCTGCACCAGATAGTTGGCGTCGGTCTCGGTGCGGCCGTCCTGATAGGAGACGGTCTGGGAGACGCCTCGAATGCCCTTCAAGGGCCTGTTTCAGGCGGCTTTATAGGGGTTTCCGACCTCGGCATCGCGCCGCATGATCGCGGCCGCCATATGCGGCGAGAGCGGCCTTGTCACGTTGACGCCGTCGATCGTCACCAGGGCGGAGGGATACATTGCGATCATGTTGAGCGAGGTGGCGAAGTCGGCCGCGTTCTCGGCCGCCGCTTCGCGGGAGGTTTCCAGCGTGTCGGTGATCGCCATGCAGTCGATGATCTGGTCACAGATGGCGTCCATGGCGGTCGCCACGGGGTTTGCCGCATCATCGGGCCGCTGCGAGGTGTAGCCTGGCGCGATGATCAGACCCGGCTCCAGTCCGGTTTCGCTCTTGGCCTCAAGCAACGCCCAGATGCCGGTCTTGTCGACAGCGGAGCCCGCCACCAGGCCAAGCTGGGTGTCGGGGTCGGCATCGTCATCGGTGCGCACGAAGAGAAGATCGGTCGAGATCCCTTCCGAAGCGATCTGGGTAATCGTGTCGCGCGCCACGCCAGCACCCAGAAGGGTGATCAGCTCGCTATCTTCGGTGTTGACCACCATCGGCTTGTGCTTCTCGATCGAGTTGTCCGCATCCGGACAGGGCAACGCCATGCCGGTATAGGAAACACGCGCGTCGATCGCCGCCGTGGTGCTCGACAGATTTGAGAAGACGCGGACGCCGACATTTGGAGTGGTCGCACTCATGAGATAACCTCGGGCTCAAGATCGGTTGATCATTTGCCCGAGATTATCGTGCGCGCGCGGAGTTTGATGGCTGACAGCAGTCAGCGATGAGGTCGATGCCTTTTGAAGCTTGGGAACGACAGTCCGGACACAGAATTTGTGCCGTGGCTAAGCGAACCAGATACCATCCGAAATAGAGGGCATTACACCAGCTTTGTTTTCCGGGCTTTCCGAGAAGCCTGCCAGAACCATTTCGCGGCTTTCACCTCGTGCGAGTTCCCCAGTCCAGTACTCGAACCCGGCCACTTCACCGCTTCGGCCCAATACATTTTGGTAGAGCTTTTCCACAAAAGAGCCAGCACTAGGGTCAAGTCCATAAACCGAGACGAATTCGTTCGATCTGACAAAGCCAGCCGCGACATTCAGAAGGCTTCCTCCGCCATCAAGCAGGTCGATCCAGTACTTCAGGCCTGCTGTGTCAGGCACACGATCAAACGCTGCCTGATAAACCCGGTAAGCCTGACCGGCATTGCCATCGAAATCAAAAGCGAGGATACCATCTGTAAAGTCGAGACGCTCAACATCATAGAGCGTGTCCTGACCCTCATACCCAGTTCTGTCCACTACCGAGAGTGCAGAGCTATTCCCTGTAACGGTAAAGTCCGACCGTGGCCCGTTGTATTCGACTACGTCCAGTCCGCCACCGGCCAGAACGGTGTCATCTCCCACACTTGTGTAGAAACCACGCTCGGCAAAAAGGCCGAAGCGGTCATTGCTGCTCCCACCGGAAACCACGTGCCCGGCATAGTCTGAAATCAGCCTGTCATTATCAATCAAAGCGTCATCAAGCCAGTAACGGTGCGCCCCTATTTCTGTTGCTGCGATTCTGGTTGAGACGAGGCCTACCGCGTATGGGCCATCGCCATAATCATAGTATATCGGACCACCCGAGTTGCCGGGATTGACTTCGAGATTGGAATCCAGAGCAAAATACCCATCGATCGGGTCGTTGTAGGCTGTGCCGGAGTCAAACATCATGCGTCTGTCGTAGACAGCCGGGTGCCCAATAACGCCTACGGATCCCCCCGAAAAATCATAGTCGATGCCGAACCAGCCATAGGTGTCGCCAAGAGGTGCCCGTGTGCTGATCAAGGCTATATCAAACTCGGAGCCTGCAAAGGTTCCTGCATTGAAATCTCCCGGGAACACCCGTCCGTCGCCGTCAGGATCAAAACCAGGAAAATACTGCGCAAATTCGTAGCTGAAGGATTGAGGCTGAATGTCAGACGGATTGTATGAGGGGTACAATTCGATGTTATCTGCAACGCCTCCAAGACGCCAATCGTATATCACATGAGCTGAAGTCAGAATGTCGTTGCGGCCCACCAGAACACCGGTTCCTGAGAACGATTGGTCTCCCCAGGTTGCGACTATGAAAACGATTGCTGTGCCCGGATAACTGTCGTCATCTATCTGGTAAGTCATCTCGGATCTCTGGCGTTTAGCCCACCTTTGGGATGTCCAAATACAATATGCTGGCATACCTCGGGGCCGTCAACTAACAGCGCTGGCATGGTCCCACGGCAAATCGGGGTCGGTCAGATAGTCGCCACAACGATGTCGATCACCGGGAGGGTTTTGGTGCTATCAAACATTTGGCTACAGCCCTGCCCAGGCCGCAAGGATCGCGCCAGGAAAATCCACCGGCGCGATCTGCCCGGTATGGCCGTGCGCGGCCATGTAGCCGAGCCCTTCCATGACCAGCGCCATGTTGTCGGGGATGTTGATGTCGATCATCCCGGAAATCGAAGCTAGCATCGCGCGGGTGTAGACCATGTCCGCGTGCGGGTCCGTGTCGTAGGCCGCAAACTCCGCGTTGGTCATCTGCGAGGCCATCTTGACGAGCGCCAGATAGCGGGTCGGGGTGATGACCTTGTAGACGGTTGGCTCGACCGGCACTTCAAAGGCGTCATAGGCCGTCTGGTCGTTGATGACCCAGTCGCCGTTGACGACGGACATCACACCGCCCGGAACCCACTTGGCAGGGGCGCCTATGCTGACGACTTCGTGGGTGCCCGACTTGATGTCCAGCGCCGCTACCGGGGCAACCATCATGTCGGCGGTGATCTGCACGTTCTCAGCGTCACCGAACAGGTAGGATGCCTTTCCTGTAGCTGTTTCGATTACTGCTTTCATAGTGCTGCATCCTCTCCGAGAAGCATGGACGTGGCGTCCAAGGCGTACCCGATCTTGCCGATCTTGCTTTTGTAATGCGAGATCGCACCATCCTCGTCGAGATAGTAATCTCGCCCCGGCACTAACCCGGTAAAGCCTTCGACATATGCGCCTGTTGGAAAGACAGTAGGTGCGATCAATGTCAGCGAGAGTAATGCCGGCCATGAGCAGTCGGGCTTTGATACGGGATTGCTCTTTGACGAGCGGATCGACTCTGTCCTTGGTCGCGGGCATACTGTGCTCCGGATTCTTGAAAGGGAGGTGTGAAGACCTCCTTTTCTCGGTGGTGAAATTCTGCGAACGAGGGGAGTATATTTACGTATGGGGCTCTGTAAACCCATTTCGTAAATTTATCATGGGAAGACCTAGGAAAATTGCGCCTGGATTGGGCGAACGCATTCTATCTCTGGTTAGATCAGACCAGACCAACGCAGAATTTGCGGATGAAATCGGTATCGCTGACGCGACGCTTGGCAATTACCTGCGGGGTGAACGTGAGCCTAGTTACGATTTTCTAAGACGTTTGCGAGCTGTCCGTGGCGTTGATATCAACTGGCTGATCACCGGAGAGGGTAAGAGCGATGTGAAGCCCGCTTCCCGCCACAAAGCCTCAAACCAGGTGGCTATCCCGCGCTACGCTATCCATGCGTCAGCAGGTGGCGGCGCTGTGGTTCTGTCTGAGGAAGTGGAGGATTATTTCACGGTTTCGCCAGACTGGCTCGGACGGTATCTGCCAAAGGGAGGCAAGGTTGGGATTATCGAGGCTCGAGGCGATTCAATGGAGCCGACCATCGCTGATGGCGACATCCTGATCCTGAATTTTTCGATTGATAGCTCAGCGGTTAACGATGGCGGAGTCTTCGTCATCTCAGTCGATGGCGTTCTCCTGGTCAAGCGCCTCCAGGCCACCGTTGACGGCCATATCCTGATCCGGTCGGACAATGACCTCTATGAACAGGAAAAAGTCACACGAGAATTCGCCGACGAACGCATCACCGTTCACGCCAAGGTAGTTTGGTCAGGCGGGCCAATCCGGAGGCGCTAGGTGGGCGATGACAGCTGCGATTTCGGTAATGGCGATCATCTCTGCAGCTTTGGCCTTCTGGCGTCGATCGATACCATTTTTCTTCGCCCCCGCCCTACTAAACGGTGTTGCGGCTTGGCTTGTGCTTGAAGCCTATACGTAGGCGAGTGGGTGTTTGTGCTGTCGCGTAAAGGAAGGTTTTTGCAACGGTCTCGCGCTCTATGATTTCAAAAGCTTGGCTGTCGCAAAACCTTGCCGCAAAGAGATTGCTCGACTTCCGCTATGAACCCGATTGAGGCCTTTGATCTTTACGACCCGAGCGTCACTCACGGCCCATTCCGGACATTGGCTGGGTAGTACTATGCTACCTTTCAGATTCCCGAAAACAAAAATTCATGAATATATGTAGTCCAATCCAATAATAAATTGACAATCCATTCCGGCTCGATAGCTTGATATCCTGGATAATTCTATCCGCAAAGCCCTAGGGGGGCAATATTTATGGCTACAATTCAAGGTGTATATCTGGCGCTTTTTGGACGTCCAGCCGATCCATCCGGGTTAACATATTTCAATAGTGTCACGGCAAATGGGGCTAATCTTGCTGGAATCGCGGATCTATCTAAGACAAATGAATATCTGGGCCGATTTGCTGGTCAGGCCACTGAGCAGATCATCAACACTATCTTTTTGAGCCTCTTTGGCCGCACCGGCGACCCCGCCGGTGTTGCTTTCTTCGTCGGAGAGCTGGCATCTGGAAGACAAACAATCAATACGATAGCGATCAACATTCTTGATGGTGCACAGGGCGCTGACAAGACCCTCGTCGACAAGAAGCTTGCTGCCTCTGCACTGTTCACAGCTGCGATCGATACGCCAGCAGAGATAGCCTCCTATAATGGGACGACAAATCCTTCTTCACTTACAAAGGCTGTCGCTTTCTTGACGGGAATAACAGCGACTTCGCCAACGATAACGCAGGCTGATGCGGATGCGGCTGTTCTTTCGTTAGGCGGCGGTGTAGCGTCCACGGCATTGACCACTGGGATCGACAATTTTATCGGCACCTCAGGCGACGACATATATACAGCAACCTCCACCACACTGAACGCTACGGATGTGATTGATGGGGCTGGTGGCAAGGACAAAATAGCCTTTAAAGCAACCGGTAATGCGGACGTCGGTTCCCCCACTCTAAAGAGTGTTGAAACGATCGAAATTTCCGGTACCGGCAACACGTCAATCAGTTTGAACAACGCAACTGGTCTTTCCTCAATTAAGGACACGAGCGTAGGTGATTTGAATGTCATCCTGGCACCAACTGGAATTGTATATGAAATCGGCGTTGGAAAAGCAGGCAAATTGGGATTCGGTTTTGGACCGGCAACGATAGATGTGAAATTGGCAGGTGAAGCCGGCAAAGGCGCTGGTGTGTCCGAAGTTTTTCACACAACCGCTGGCGTCGTTGCCGGAACGATCAATGTGGTATCGGAGGGTACGGGAGCTGTTAACCAGCTCGGTTTGGTGAGAGGCAATACCACCAAGATCAATATCAGCAGTGACGCGTCCTCCACATCAAGCGTTTCGTTGACAGCCGAATCTGGTCCAATGACTGTTGATGCATCCGGCATGCAGTCAGCCGGCATTCTGTACACCGGCTCCAGCGCAGTTGATAACGTTCTGGGTGGCAAAGGTGTCAATTACATCGCGACGGGAAAAGGCGTAGACGACATCACCATCACGAACAGCAGTGCGGTGTCAGACAAGATCTCATTTGAAGGGATCACGCTGAACGCGGATCTAAACATTGTCAGGGGCTTCGTAGCCGGTGGAGGCGGGGACGTAATATCTATTCTTGCCAGCGACACATCGGCGGGTACATCAGCCTCAAACCCGCCTGTTATTCAGACCGTCGCCTCAAAGGCAGCCTTCACATCATTCGATACGACAGTCAACGACATCCTGGAATTGGAGTTCGCAATTGATTCCAGTGGTGGGGCGGTTACCGCCTTGCTCGCAGCTATCGGGACAACAGGACTCGGTGGGGATGGCATACGTGGGACCGCTGGTGGTTCTGGCTATATCGTTGCATATTCGATGGCAAACGAAGCTCTCTTGTTCCATGTGCAGGATACCATCGCTAGCGCGAGTCCCGTCTTTCAAATTGGTGAAATCGAATTTGTCGGGATTTTGACCAATGTCAGCATGGGTTCCCTGACGTCGGCAAACTTTGATCTCATTCCATGATCAATTGGTCTGGCTTGCCCTTTCACAAGTAAGGTGAAGCCATATTCCGGGTTCTGGATCTACGAGATCGCCTCAACAGCTGGCCATGCACACTTCTCTTGTGCATGGCCACCATGACCCCATTCCTTTAATTGGTTTCCGGTGTTGAGAATGTCCGTTCCCCGCCCAAACTTACAATTCGAGATACAATGGACGAGGTCGGTTTGTCCGCAACTCAATCGTTCATGAGGCCGTTGCAAAAAGGATCAGTATTGCAACACCGCATCTGTCACTGATCGCATAAGATTGAAGTATGGAACTGGTTGGAGCGTTCCCCGATGGCGCTCGATGAAACGCCTGCCAAGCAGAGTGACCTCCAATGCGTCCACATTATTTGCCGCATCCGTGGTGTGGTAGCCCGAAGATAATTACCTCGGCAACGCCCGCGTGACGACATTTGAATGCGGGATCCGGAGATATCAGGTTGAAAGTTCGGGGTGCCCGTTTCCGCGCCTAAAATTCCAAACTTTCGCCCGGAATCGTATTGTTTTCATTATGGTTTTTGATCCGCCCATAAGACGGAATGCTGAACTTTCGCGGAAGTTGAAAGTTTGGTTTGGAAATTCGACGGTTTTGGCGGCTCTATTGGAAAGCCCAGCAAACTCATGCTGGCCCGAAATGGCACACATTTCAATTATTTGAAGCGGTCGGGTCGTTTTTGAGACTGTTTTGAGGCCCATTTGAAGAGGCCGCATCTCGGTCGCTGTACAGTCATGTTCTCTGCCTCGATGGCAAAACTGCGGGACAAGTCTGCCGCCACGCTTCGTCTGTTGTCGACTGTCTAATTCACTGTATTTATTGAAATTTCCACTCATTTCCACGTAATTCCACACAATTCCGGCGTATGGCAGAACCGGGTGACAAACTACAGTGTGGATGAAATGGGGTGGATTTTGTGGGGAACCGGCGGGATTGCAGGGGTGGTGACGGGGGATTGTGCACGAAGGTGGAGTTTGGCCTTTGCAAAATGAAAATACTTGTCGTCAGCAGTTAATCATTGTCTATTTGCGCACGAATAGGGGCCAATTCAGATGAGAATTATTATTGTTCGCATGCAAAAATTCAGGTCATTTAGGGATTGCACCGTAGATCTGGATGCCTACACATCATTGGTAGGCCCAAACGGCGCTGGCAAGTCCACCGTACTTGCTGCACTGAATGTCTTTTTCCGGGAAACAGAAAGTGCCGCCACCGATGTTAGCGATCTCGATGCACAGGACTTCCATAACCGCGATACCACAAAGCCAATTTTAATCACCGTCACTTTCGGTGACCTCTCCGAAGTAGAGCGGGAGACCTTCAAAGAATATTACCGCCACGGTTCATTGATAGTCTCTGCCGAGGCAATCTTCGATGAACACGCAGGGAATGGTCACGTTCGGCAATTCGGCCAAAGACTTGGGATCGAAGCCTTCAAGCCGTTTTTTAGCAAGCTCAACGCGGGCGCATCCGCCTCCGAACTGAACACCGACTACGAGCAATTGCAGTCGGAAATTCCTGACTTGCCAAGAGCGACGTCCAAGGACGCGAAAAGGGAAGCGCTGCACGCTTATGAAGCGAGCCATCAGAACGCATGTGTTCTTATTCCGAGCGAGGACCAGTTCTACGGATTCAGCAAAGGATCAAACCGGCTCGCACAGCATGTGCAGTGGGTTTACCTTCCGGCCGCAAAGGACGCCACGACCGAAGGCGCAGAGGGCAAGAATACGGCGCTGGGCAAAATCTTAGCCCGAACCGTCCGGGCCCGCGTCAAGTTCGACGAACAGATCGAAGAACTACGCCAAAATGCCTTAACCCACTATCGACAGATACTAACCGATCAGCAATCAGCTCTTGATGACGTTTCAAAGAGCCTAACGCAGCGTCTGGGCCAGTGAGCCCATCCAAACGCGACCGCCCGACTCGAATGGACCGAGGAACTGAATAAGTCAGTGCAGGTATCCCAGCCCATTGCCCGATTAATGGCGGGCGAAGGACTCTTTGAAGGAGAACTTGCACGCTTCGGTCACGGCTTGCAAAGATCATATCTGCTGGCCTTGTTGCAGGAGTTGGCGGGCGTTGATGACTCATCTTCGCCGCGATTGATCTTAGGCTGTGAAGAGCCCGAATTGTATCAGCATCCACCCCAGGCCAGGCATCTTGCCTCTGTTCTGCAGAGCCTGTCGGAAGGCAACTCACAGATCATTTTGACCACGCATAGCCCATATTTCGTGTCTGGTATTTACTTCGACAAGGTACGCATGATCAGGCAAGACAGAGGAGAAAAGTGCTCGAATGTGGCGCACGCGGGCTTCGACGCGGTTGCCAAAACGCTTGCAGCGGCGACGGGTAAGAAAATCGACCCTCCCGCTGCGCAATCAGCAAAACTACAACAGGCGTTACAGCCGCACTTAAACGAGCTCTTCTTTGCAAATAAAGTGATACTAGTCGAGGGCTTGGAGGACATTGCCTACCTGACGACGTTTTTGCATCTAACTGGTGGATCAGATGAGTTCCGTCGGCATGGCTGTCATATCATTTGTTGCAACGGCAAAAACTATATGCCCAATGCGCTTGCCATTGCAAAGGAGCTCAGCATTCCGATCTTCGCTATTTTTGATGGTGACGGCGATGTGAACAACGATAAATTTCGACCAATGCACGAAGCGGACAATACGGCAATTCTGAATCTCGTGGGTGGCAACGCTTCCGATCCATTCCCGACCGCAACGGTTTGGGGGGACACCCATGTACAATGGCATACTAACTTTGGTGATGTCTTGCAGTCGGAGGTTGACAAGGCAATCTGGGACACGAGTTATGGAGAAGCAACGAAAGCCCTCGGAAAACCCCACGGCAAATACGGTAAGAATCCCGTACATATTGGGATGCATCTTGAAGGCCTAATTTCTGGTGGAACGAACATTCCTAGCCTCAAGAATGTGTGTGAGCATTTGCTCGCTTTCGCGTCAAGATGAGTGCCGAGGCCACTTTTGGGACACCGCGAGTTAGTCACAAATGGCCCAAATGGCGTCGGAACCGGCCACGAAGCCAGTTCGTGCTCAGGTGCAACTTATGGGGCTTATTGCGCTTAATAGCCGCCACTCCGCTCTCGGTTCCATTATTTCCATGCGTTCCCGATGCATTAAACGGCTGCTTGCCCTGAATATGTCGGACTTAAGCACGCGTTCACCCGATCGCTTCGACGATCTTCCTGAGCTCCGCGTTGCGGGCGCCGAGCATCAGCACGTTCTTCAGCGCGGTCTTGGGGTCGGCGGTGCGGAACAGGACGCCGTTGTCGCGGATGTCGCGGTTGATCACCTGGCGGCGGTTTTCGCCGCCTTCCGCGTTTTTCATCGCCACAGCGAAATACATCCGGGAATAGCCGGGTTTGACGTGGTGGAAGAAATGCTCACGCGCTGCCTGCTCGGCGATGCTGTCGGCAGCACCGGCCGCCACAGGCTCCGCGGGGAGGGCCACGGCCTTGCCTGCGGCGATATCGGCCACGCTCTCGGCGCCGATCTCGGCGGAGAAATTGGCGATGTAGAAACCCCAGGTGACGTCCTTGTGGTCGGCGAAATCGGCCTTCGAGGCGGTGACGTGGACGTAGCCGAGATGCGGCGCGGTCGCCAGCGTCTTGTGAAAGATG